GGATGGGTTTGAAGTATTTGACATAGAACAAGTCTTGTTCAATAAGCGTTGCTTATATGTTGATTATATTTTTGTTAATAAAAATTTAGAAACACATCCTGCAGAGAATACTAAAATAATTTTTTCTAAGTACAAGAAGAAGACTTAACTTCTTTGTAATATTTTTCTACACGCTCAAACCATTTGTCTTCATATTCTTTTAACATCTCAGAACTTATCGGAAACTCTTGGTACAGTTTATCTTTTGTGCAAACACAAATAAGTCCTTGATTTATAGGTCCATATTGTTCTTTGTGTGCTAAAGAGTAAGCAGCTATTTGTAGATAATAATCTGTAATCCATTCTGCTCTTTTGGGTTTATTAGATTGTTTAAAGTCAATAATGGTTGGTTGATCTTGATATAATCCAACAACATCCGTAGACCCTGCCCATTGATCCTTGTAAGCTAAGTTTACTTCATTACCCCATACTATTTTTAACGGATCTAGATTAACAATAATTTCATGAGCCATGGCACGAGCTAATCCACCCTCTTCAGATAAATTTAAATAACCCTTACCATTAATATAATTTTCTAAAACAAAGTGCATCTCTGTACCACGTAAGGCTGCTTGTTGCGTTACCTTAGCTGCTTCTGCATAACCAACTCTTTCACGCCATTCATCTAATTTTTTTCTTTTCTCTTCTGGTTGTGTGGCTGATAAAATAGTAGTGACTGATGGAATTTTTTTCTCACCCACATTATATGTACGAGGCCCCTTACCATCATTACGTGTGTACTTTTTATAATCGTATTTATTTTCTCTTTTAAGATCTGTTACGTAGAATTTTGTTTTGTCTCTAAGAAGTTGCACATACTCTTTTAGAATAGTCTAAAGAATAAAGCAATGATTAATCCTAACATGGATGTTATTAAAAAACCTGATGCTGCAATAAGAATTTTTTCTATTCTATGCACGTCAGTGTGGAGATTATTAATTTTTTTATTGGTCTCCTCCTGCATGATTCGACATAACTTTTCGTGGTCCGTGATTCGTTGATGAGCCATCGGATCGACTTTGTTAGTTTTTCTTGGCACTTACAATTCCTCCAACTTTCAACTGAGCAGGTGCCCTGTTAGCTGCTATTGCTTGTGATAAACCATCTTGTGGGAACAAAGCACCAACGTTAGATGGCTGTACGTTTGGTAGAGGAGTTGTTAACTCCGGTAAATTTAAAGGAGTTTGTGTTGGTGTTTCAGGACTTATATCATCAGGACTGTCAGCAACGTTTTGGTTAGTTGCCTTTTGCAAAATCGGAAGTTTATTTACCTTGTAGTAGTCCTCTACTTTTTTTGTATCAGCTAATGCTTTATCAGCAGTTGCCTTATCTATAATACCATCATTTAACATACCACCAATAGTTTGTCTAAATGCAACAATGGATGCAGCCATGGCAGCATTAGGATCTGGATTACTTAAATTTTTTAATGTTTCTTTACTAAATAATCCTTTATTAATTTTAGGTTTTAATAATACTTTTGCTAAAGCTGCTGGGCCTAATAAAATAGCTACCGTAGGAGCATCAAGAGGACCTAGTAAACCTCCTGCAACGAATCCACCAGCCCCAAGTTGTAACATTTGTGTTGCAGCACCTGCTTGTTTTAATTGTATAAATACACCACCTGGTAATCCTCCTAATCTTGAAAGTTCACCATATGCAAACTTAAGTTGATTATCTAAAGCTATAAGCTCATCAAGTTCTTTACCCTTGAATAGTTGTGTGATAATTGGTTCATACTCATCTAATGAATTTGAAAAACTAGATGCATCAACAAATTTACCACCATATTGCGAACCAGTTGGCTTTAGTGCTTTATTATAAATGTTCATCATTAATTGTCCTTTTAATGAGTCTTTCATTTGTGTAACTTGTTGAGTCGTCATTAAAGGTCTTTTAGTTAGTGGGTCTATTGTCTTTGTAAGCTCATCTAAATTTGTTAATATTTTTTTTACACTTTCTGGTTTAGATCCACCTCTGACAACTGTTTGAAAAATATCATCTACAGTGCCTGCAGTTGTATCTAAGCCTTTAGATAATATTTGTTTGATTTGATACTTATTAAATTTTTCAGCACCTAATGCAGAAAATTTAATAGCGTTTTGTAATTTTAGTAATGCATCCTTTGGTGGTTTAACTTTGTAAGCAGCCTCAAATGTTTTATCATCTAACTTAGAAACTAAGTCTAATTCATCATCTATTCTATTTCTTACAGCAGTTAGTATACCTACTTCTTTACCACGTTCTAGTTTGTTTAATCTGCCGATCTGATTATTTAAAGCTATTCTTAAATTTTCTGCTTGTTTCAAAGTAAGACTTCCACCTTGTTGTGCTGCCTTACCACCAAAAAAACCTAAAACATCATTTCTAATAAAACTTGTTGTTTTTTGAAAATCACCTAAACCCTCAAACTCTAATAAAAAATCATCTAAGCTCTCTGCAGTCTGGGTTTGTGCTTTGGCCATTTGTGCTAATTTTTCCCCTCTCTTAACGCCCATAGTTAATTTACCAAACGGCACTATACCAAAATTTTTTAAACCAGCTGCAGCCATTGCATCATCCACAGCAGCGAAAGCTCCAGCTCTTGCAGATTTAAATGTATCCTCTGCACCTGCTAAAGATTTAAAAAATATTTCACCCATAGTATCTGGACCTGCAACACGTTGTAAATTAGTTATGTAATCGGATGCTAGTAAATTACCGATCTCTCTTACGGCTTCGTATCTTCTTGTAATATCTCCACCACCAATTAAAGATTTTTGTGCAATGTTCTCTAGTATTTCTAAAGATCTAGTTGATGTTTTAATACCTGGTGTTAAACCTTTTACTCCCTCTCTTGCAAAATCTAAAGCCCTTACTTCTTCTTTTGTCATACCTTTAAAAGATTCTGTTAAAGTATCAAAATCCCCAATATCTTTTCTACCCGTTTTTGCAAAGTCATCAACTAAGTTTTCAAACCCTTTTCTGTTACCAGATTTAATTGTTTCTTTTAACATTATATCTTGTGACCTTCTTACTATTGCATCCTCTGCTTCTTGAGCACCGGGTAAAAGTTTTGGTTTTTTTGCAGGTGCTGATAGATATTTATTTAAATATTGAGCACCCTTTACAGCTATAGGAGCACCAATAATTTCAGCTGTAGCACCTTCTACTGCACCTCTTGCTATTTCTTGTAAGATATCTTCTCTTGGGTCAAATGTTTGTGCAAGTCCAGCTCCAGCACCTCCACCTATTGCAGAACCCCCTGCAGACTTTGCTAGTTGCGCAAGAAAAGGTTTAGCTAACATGCCACCTTGTCTAGCTGCTAAAGCTGGCAACGCCGCTCCGCCTGTAGCTAAAGCACCTCCAATAGAAAGACCAGCTTCTAATAAAAATCTTTTAAAATTAAATGAATTTTCAATATCTTCACCTGTGGGTGCTTGTATGTTTTGATGAAGCATTGTGTTCTTTTCATTTATCAAACTTTTAATTTTTTCTATTTCATTAGCGTTAGGCTCGTTGCCTTCAATCTCTAAAACTCCAACACCTGCCACGTTAATTTTTCCCATAATTATTTCCTCTTAAATACGTTACCGTCTGCGTCTACATCGTATGTTGATAAATTAGGATCTATTTTGACTTCTCCTATACCTAATTTTTTATAAGCATCACGATATTGCTCTACTATTTCTCTTTGACTTAGTTCCCTGTCTACTGCACCTGATGTAGGAGACAATCTATTATTTATGTCACTTAATTTTTTTACCATCAATTCTACCTTAGTACGAATCACAGTAGGACTATCAAAAACACTTGGTAATAACGGTTTAAAAGAATCTTCTTCAGCTGGACCTACTTGTGCTCCCCTTAATGCTTGGATGGCAGATTTTTTTAGATCTTGTACAGTTACAGAAAGCTCTGCTAAATCTTTATTACCTAAGTAAGATCTTATACCTATACCTATACCACCAACTTTTCCTGTAGGATCTCCTGTTTTATCTAATAAATATAAAACATCTTTAGCCATCTTAATTGTATTTTGTTGTGAAGCAGCAGCTTTCCTTTCACCAGCAGTAGGTTTGTCGGCTATACCTGTAACTGTGCCTCCTTTTACCTTAACAATAAGTCTATCTTTTTCATTATACCCGAAAGATCTTTTTTCCGCTGCTGTTGCTTCTCTAATTGTTTCTACAGGTTCAGGAGCTTTAGGTCTAGCTTTAGCTAATTTAGTAGCAGCCTCTGGTAATTTTGTAATACCTCTAGATAGATCAGCAAGTGCTCCTCTAATGTTAGATCTTCCAGGGGACTGTTTACCTTCTAATAATTCTTGAGCCACCGTAAAACCTAATATAGCTTTTTCTTGTTGTGGTGTGAAAAATCCACCTGTTTGAAATTTAGGTATAGATGTAATACCACCTTTGTTAAACTTTTTAGGTTTATGTAGTTGAAAGTATTTATCTCTAAATAATTTTCTAGTTAATACACTATCCATCTTATCTCCTTGGTTGCATAAATTGATAAGTAGAATATGCTCCTAACCCAGCACCTAAAGCTTGTGATACAGGATTTGATCCAGGAGCCGTAGTTGCTGTGATTGTACTTTGTGTTGTAGGTAAGTTGGTCATGATACCTTTTAAAAACTCTATTCTTTGAAAAGGTTCAAACTGTCTTTGTAATTGAGTTTGTCTTGATGCTTCTAATGCAGCCTGACCTAATCCTCTTTGCACGGCGCCGGCTTGTAATTGACTTTGTATATCAGCTAAACCCATTTGTTGTTGTTGAGCACCTAAGGCCCCCAATAGTTGACCGCCTTGTAATTGTCTTTGTCTTTCAGCTTGAGCTGCACCTAAGGCTTGTTGAAAACCTGTTGCTCTTAATTGACCTATGTTTGCTTGTCTTGCTCTTTCTATTTCAGCCCTTTGAACACCTTCTCTTCCACCACCAAAGGCACCTGCTCTTACGGCTTGTGCTGCTAATTGATTTTGCGCAATACCTGCTTGTCTCGTAATTTCATCAGAAACAAATTGATCAAATGGATTAAAGAATTGAGATATTTGTGGAGCAGTTGTTCCTAAAGCAGCAGCTGCTATACCTGCTTGAACAGCAGGAGCACCAACCCCTGTTTGACCGGCTTGTGTAAATGCAGCTTGTTCGAGGCCCGTGGCTGGAGCAACTTGAATACCTGGTAAAGAAACTGGTTGCGCTGCTAATTTTGCGGCCTGATCATATAAGGCTAGTTTTCTAGACTCGACGCCTGGTGCTTCTCTTTGAATATTTTGTTGAGTTCCAGATGACGATCCTCCTCCACCACCGCCGCCAGAACTACCACCAAAAATAAAACTCATATTAACTCCTTAGTGTATAAATATCTTTTTACTTTCCAATTTTTAGTTGTTAAAAATTTTTGCCAACCAGGTCTAGCGTGCACAGCAATTTTTTTACAGTCATGTTGTATTGCAAAATTTTCAATCATATCCGCTGCCTCATCTTGCCAAAGCTCTCTTTTTTCACCTTTAAGTAAAATAACTTCCATTTGATTATAATTAGGCAGTTTCATAACTCGGGTGACGTAAACACCAAAAACTTTATACTTTTCTCCACAGTCAGATCCAAACATTAAAAATAACTGATATGTGCCGTCTTTAATTTTTTTCTTTAATTCTTTAATACTCATTGGATCTCCATCATATTTCAGACCTTCAATAAGATTAAATTCACACAAAGCCCAATATTCATCAACACTCTTTGGATGAATATAAAGCACGCTTACTTCTTTTTTTATTTTAATTTGTTTTGCTCTCATTTAATAAATCGTAAACCCTTTTTAATTTTTTTTGTTGATCATAGAAAAATTCAGCACCTTTTTCTCTCATGACTTTAAAGTTTTTTGGATTAGCACCAGATAGAATACCTGCACCTAAAACAGCATCAGCTCGTGAAACAAATTCACCATCAGCTAATTGTGCCAACATTGTATCTTCGTCTTTGTCACCAGCTCCGCTTCCATCCTCTACATAGCCTTGTGCTCTTACGTAGTTATTAAAATCTTTTTCATCATGTTCTAATTTAGAGGGTAAAAAATTTACACCCCCTTCTTTAAATCTTCTTATTTCTGCCAAACCACCTTTAGCTGCGTAAATTGTTGAAGGTGCGAATGATTCAGATACTGATGGTGCAGCACCAGTGAATGGTGCAAAACCATCACCTAATTTTGCTACTTGTTCATCGTAAGCTTTTTTGTAATCTTCTTCTGTGAATGGGGGTTTTACTTCTGGTTCTTCACCTTCTAACAAACCTAACAAAGTAGTACCAGCAAAAATTTTCTCACCAGTTCCTAATCCTCTTATTCCTTTGCCTTTCATGAGTTTAGCTATTTCTGCTTCCGTAGCCCCTTTACCAAGTTGTTGCTGAGCCACCTCTCTTGAAACTCCCTTTGTGCCCAGTAATCCTGATATGCCTGAAAAGGCGGTGCCTTGACCTATTTTTCCTACGCCCTGGCCTGCCGTAACACCTGGAATCATACCGGCATCCGCAGCCTGTCCAAAAGCATAAGAGGTACCACCAATGATAGCAGCATCTCTTAATGCTCTTTTAGTGGATTTACCACGTAGTTTTTGAACGCCAAAAGTGGCTAATGCTAAAGTAAATGGATCCATAATAATACTATATAGTATTACAATATTACCACTCTAAAATTGCTTAATCAACTCATCAGCAAAGCAGGCTGTATACTGATGCTCTCCAACATGGGTAATATAGTCATTAACTAAACAATAGCATTTACCACCCATATCTCTCCATCTTTTACAAAAGGCAAAATCCTCACCTAAATATGTCTTCGTTTCAGGGTCGTGAAGCGTGTCAAAAAAGTTATAAAAATATTTAACTTTTTCATTTTTACCATTAATTATATTATCTTGTATTATTTCGTATTCAGGATACTTGTCTATCATCTTCTCAAATACAGATCTTTTAATCATCATAAACCCTGTAGGTGAGTGAGTTACCTCGATAGCTTTATCTTTAACTTCAATACTTTCAGCATTAGCAACTTTAAAAGGATATCTATAAAAAGCTTTATATTTTAAATCATCAACAGTTTTAATTTTATTATTTTTAATCATGTACAATGCTTTATCCCAACACATGTCCTTTAGAGCATACGGAACAGATATAACGTCTTTATTTGCTTCTAATAAATTTAGAGCACTTTGAGCCTTAAAACCTATATCTGAATCGATGAATAATAGATGACTAAACCCGCTTTTAAGAAAAGCAGATACACATAGATTTCTCCCTTGTGTTACTAAAGATGATTTATAAAGTTGGAAGACTATTTTAATTTTTTTCTTTATAGCCATTTTTTGAAGCTCTAATAATGATTGAGTATAATGTATGCTAACCTCTGAATGCACTGGCGTGGCCACGAAAATGCTTCTTTCGTCTAAATCTTTTTTCTCGTCAAACCATATTGGTTTAGAGTTTGGATCTGTGCTCATTTAAAAGTCCTTGTAAAAATTGACTCCACTCTGATTTACGTCTATCCCAAGAGTAAAAGTCATTGTAAAATGCTTGCTGTCTTTTTAAGAAATCTGGCACTGTGCCTTTATATAAATAATTGCAAACCTCATCAATAGAAAAAGCAAATAGTTTAGCTAAATCTTTATAATCTTTTGTATAATTAACGTACACTGGCCATTCTGAACATGTTTCAAACAAAGCTCCATAATTAGTTGTAATCATGTGTAGACCAGCTGTTAAGGCTTCTATAGCTGATATACAAGACGTCTCTTCCCAAATACTAGGGAAGCAATACAAGTCATATTCTTGTAATCTTTTCCTTATTTCTTCATTACTAACATAACCTACATAATTGACATTAGGCAAAGCTTTTGCTTGCTCATACAAACCTTTGTATTGATCATCGTTGTGCTTTTTAAATTGGTCACCATATATCTGTGTGCTTGAGTATACATCCAACTCTACGTCTTTATTTTTTACTAATTGCATCGCGCCTAACAACACATTTAGTCCACGCCAAGGGGTAGAATGATATATCAATTTAACTTTGTCTTTTCTTAAAAATATTTTTTCTGGAAATCTTTCAACCGCGTTTTTTATAACAGTAGATTTATGACAAGGTATTTTAAACCTCATCCTAAATTTTTCATAACACCAGTGCC